AATTATAAGCTATGTATGGCACAAAGTCAAGGAAATTAACGGGCGGGTAGCCCGTTTTAACACTTGATAAAAGTATTAACGAACCGACAAGAGAGGTAGATATATGCCATACGTAGAGAGGGTAACAAAAGCGGGGAATACGATAGAGATAGAGAGGTACTTTACCAGCAGATACAAAAAGAAAGGTATCAAGAGAGGGGATAAGGTAAAGCCAACAAAAGAGGAACAGGAGAAAGTAAACACCAGACAGGCAGAGAGAAAGTTAAGGATACTCATAAATGCGAACTATGGTTATGGCGACTATCATTTAGTGCTTGACTATATCCGCAGGAAAGGGCAGCCAGACAGAACGCCAGAACAGATGCGGCAGGACATAGACGTATTTTTGAGGGAGTGCAGAAAAGAATACAGAAAAGCAGGCTTAGAGTTCAAATACATACACGTTATGGAGATAGGCACAAAGGGTGCGAGGCATCACCACCTTGTAGTAAATAAAATTGACACAGAGATTTTACAGCGCTGCTGGTATAAAGCCTATGAGGGGCATAACAGGGTAAAGGTATTCCCGTTGGACGACAGCGGGAACTATGCAGAGCTGGCGAGCTATTTAATCAAATACACAGGAACACACAAAAAAGGTACTGACGGAGCATTACAGGGTAAGCGCTGGAATTGCAGCAAGAATTTAGTAAGACCAGAGCCAGAGTATCATATAATTTCAGACCGTGAGTATTTCAAGACAGAGCCACAGGCGATAAAAGGTTACTACGTAGACAAAAACAGCATAAGCAAGGGAGTACACAGCCCAGAGTATTACGGTTATGGGTACTTAAGATACACCTTAGTAAAATTAACGGATAGGGGGGGATGAAATGATAGAGAGGCTTAAATATTGGCTATTCCAGAAAGGCAAGGACTGTAAGAGCTGCTGCCTGCGGTGCAGATTTTATGATATATGCCGCTGGGACGTTATGGGAAACGCTGGACTAAGCAGCGAGAAAACAATAGAGCTTTTGGCAGTGGAAAACAGCAAGCCACATAAGGACGGGCTGCTTTTCAGAATTTGCCAGTACGTAGAATACAAGCAGAAAGCGAGGCGAGAAAATGAGAAACTTTAGACTGGACGACGAGAGCGGACACCAAGAGGCGTTATTTAGTTGGGCTGGGTACAATACGGGGCGTATGCCAGAATTGGAATATATGCACCATGTACCAAACGGCGGCAAGCGTGATGCAGCAACAGCAGTGGCGCTTAAGAGGCAGGGAGTAAAGGCAGGCGTGCCAGATATTGTGTTACCAGCTGCAAGGGCTGGCTATCACGGGCTTTACATTGAGCTTAAGGCAGGAAAGAACACAACGACCAAAAAGCAGAAAGAGTGGTTAGAATATCTGCGACAGCAGGGCTATTATACAGCCGTTTGTTATGGCTGGCAGCCAGCAGCACAGCTGATAGAGCAGTATTTATTACATTCAGACGAGCTTACAAAAGAGCAGGAAACAGTAACCATGCGTTAGAGGCGAACGCAGGAAAGAGAGGCAAAGAATGAAAACAATAAGCATTTTGAATTTAAAGGGCGGCGTAGCCAAGACCTTTACAGCAGCGAACATGGCGTATGAGCTTTACAGGAGAGGCTTTAGAGTGCTGCTGATTGACAACGATAAGCAGGGAAATTTAAGCAAGGCGTACAGCAGATATGATGCAGAGAACATAGCACCAGTTACAAAGCTGCTGGCTGGGGACTGGAATAGCACAGACGAGCTGATACAGCATACAGAGTATGAGGGTATCGACATTATAACAGCGAATATGTCATTATTTGGGGCTACATGGAATTTAACCAAAGAGGACAGCAAGAACCAGACAGAGCGCTATAAGAGATTGACAGTAGCAAAAGTGCTGGGGTTCGGATATGCAAAAATAGACTATGTGGAAACAGAGCGGGCGTATGATTACTGCATCATTGATAACCCGCCCGATATTGGGCTTAATGTCATAAATGCGCTGGCAATTACGGACGAGGTAATAGTACCCGTAAAGGTGGACGAGGACGCTTTAGAGGGGCTGGACATTGTGACAGAGCAGATAGAGGACGCAAAGGTGTTTAACCCAGCATTAAAGCTGGCAGGCGTACTGATTACGTCATACCAGAATACAGACGGCGAGGCAGCAGGCGTAGAGTGGCTGGAACAAAAGACAGATTTTAATATTTTGGGTATTATTCGGTATTCCAAGAAAGTAGCAGAAAATACTTTCATGCGTAAGCCGATTTATGAGTATAGCCCATGCTGCGGAGCGGCGCAGGGGTACAAGAAATTTGTAACAGCGTATACAGGGAAAGCGAGGTAGCAAGCGTGGCACATAAAGAGAGATTATGCGTTTACTGGCATTGCCGCAGGACTGGCGGTACGGAGTGCTGGAACTGGGGCAGCAAATTTGCAGGGAAGAAATGCCCGAAAAGCGACGCTTGCGAGCATTGGAGAACGTGCGAAATGTGCAACGGAGTAATGGGACAGTGTAAGAAAAAACAAAGGATTGAGAAAGCGAGGTAGAGAATATGGCAAAGTTTGGTATTAACGACATTCTGAACGCAAAGACGAAAGCAGCAGGGCAGCAGGCACAGACGGACGGATACAAAGAGATTTATTTAAGCCCTTATGAGGTAAAGGCAGCGCAGGAGAATACACACCAGAAATTAGAGAACATAGAAGAGCTGGCAGACAGCTTTTTACACGTAGGACAGGAACAGCCTACAGTATTGGCGAGAGTAAACGGGGAATACCGTATAATCGACGGACACAGACGTAATGCGGCAAATATTTTGAACTTAGAGCGGGGGCATAAAGAGTATGAGAAAGTGCTTTACCGCTTTATGGACATGAGCGAGGCAATGTATGAGCTGCGCTTATTGGCTGGCAACGGATATACGCAGGAACTTACAGCCTATGAAAAAACCAGATTAGTAGAGCGTACCAAAGCGGCGCTTATCAGAGCCAAGGAAGAGGACGGCTTAGAGATACAGGGCAAAATGCGTGATTTAGTGGCGGCTATGATAAATGAGAGCAGCACAAACGTAGCCAGAATGGACGCAATCAACAACAACGCCACGCCGGAGATTAAAGAGCAGCTGAAAGAGGGCAATTTAGGTATCACTGCTGCATACGAGGCAGCCAAGCTGGACGAGGGCGAGCAGAAAGAAATAGCGGAAAAAGCAGCAGCGGGAAAAAATGTGAGGGCAAAGGAAATAGCGGAAAAGGTAGCAGAGAAAAAGGCAGGGGACGATTACGAAACACCGCACCCAGAAAGCATAACGTCTTTGTGCTATTCCTGCCAGAAATACAAGGACTGCAACGTAAAAACGGGAACGTGCCAGAAATGCGACCAGTACATAAACAAGGCAGAGGCTGAAAAGACGGACGAACAGCGGTACAACGAAGAGCAGGGCGCTATAGACCGCCAGACAAAGAAGAAATTGCAGGAGCGGGCAGACGCAGAAAAAATGGAGCATCTGCCAAGCGAGGGAAACACAGAGCATAAGCAGCATGAGATAAAAATAGTGGCATCTTATTACGAGGACGTAGTAAGCGGGAAAAAAGGCTTTGAGCTACGGAAGAATGACAGAGGCTATAAACAGGGCGACAGCCTTAAAATGCTGGAATTTAAGGACGGTAAGCATACAGGGCGCACGATTGATGCAGATATTATTTATATGCTGGAAGATTATACAGGGCTTACAGAGGGCTACTGTATTCTGGGTATCAGAGTAACAGACTATACAGGTAAGGTGTCCGAAACGGACACGGAAAGCGGGGCAGAACATGAATAGACGGCAGCGGAAAAAGAAGAAAGCACAGGTATTTACAATTATTCTGGGCTGTACGGCGTTTTGCAAGGCAGAGCAATACGAGAAGATGCGGAAAAGCGTAGAATATCAGTTACGAACAGGCAGCGTGGTTATGCTGCCTGCATACTTGCACGTAGAGGCAATCATAAAACAGCGAGGCGGCAGAAATATTGAGATTAAGCAGGAAAACGGGGTAGTAAATGTTTGAGTATATGGACGGCATAGTAGATGCAGTGGAAGAAATTGGACAGGCAGCGGTAGACGTAGCAGTATTTGTGACGATATGCACAGCAAAAGCGGTGTTGATAATAACAGCGCCAGTATGGATATTGCCGTATGCGATATGGAGAAAGGGGCGTAAGCAGTGAAATACAGACAGTGGAAAAAGAACTATAAGAAAGAGCATGGAGTAAACCCGCCGTTAGAGCTGGACAAGCGAAAAAAGCGCAGGCTTGCAAGAAAAATGGCAAGACAGATAAATAAAACCTTACCAACAGCAGTAGAAACACTGACGGCAGCTATTAACAACTGGGTACAGAGTATAAAGCCAGCACTGGCGACATTATGCGAGAACATAGCGGCAGCGTTCAGCAATGCTGCGGCAGGATTGAGAGAAGAAAGCGAGGCAGTAGAAAATGACTAATATTTTACTGGGAATTATCGCACTGGAATTGCTGGCTATATTTTCAAAACTGGACAAACTGGAAGAGAGGGGCAGAGAGAATGAATAACGTATCACTTACAGGGCGGCTTACAAGAGAGCCAGAGCTTAGATATGGCGGGCAGGACAATAGCACAGCTATTACTCGCTTTACGCTTGCGGTAGACGACGGGAAAGACACAGATTTTATAAATATTAAGTGTTTCGGACGTACTGCGGAATGGGCGCAGAAATGGTTAAGCAAAGGCAGCAGGGCAGAGGTTACTGGTAAAATTAAAACAGGCAGCTACGAGAGCCAGCGCACGGGCAGCAAGGTATATTACACAGAGGTTGTGGCAAATAGCGTAGGATTTGGAGAGAGCAAAGCAGAGGCAGAGGCGAGAGGGCAGCAGCTGCCGGAGAGTGACGGGTTTATGAATATCCCAGAGGGAGCAGACGAAGAGCTGCCGTTTAATTAACAGAAAGCGAGGTACAGAACATGGAGCAGGAAGAAACAAAGACAACAGCGGCGGCAGGGGTAGAAATGCCGCCAGAGGCTGAAAACTGGGTACAACTGCATGAAAGCGAATTAACAGAGCTGATGCAGAAACAGGCAAAGGCTGCAATAACGGAACTGAAACGACAAGAAAAGCAGGAGAGGAAGAAAGAGAAATACCACAACACTTTTATGCTTATGAAATGTTACCGTGATATGGCTTTTCATATCGAGAACGCAATAAGCGACGGGCAGCAGTTAGAACTTAAAGGCATGACGGACGAGCAGCAGCGTACATACTTAGAGAGTATCAGACGCACACGCTTTAAGACATTGATAATGACAGCACATATAGACAAAGCGGTAGAAGAGATAGAGCGCCGCAGAGAGGCAGCAGGCAGAGGTGTAGAGTACAAGGCTTTTGAAATGTATTTCATGCAGGGCATGGACTATGCGGAAATCGCAGAGGAACTGGATACAGGAAAGAACACACCGAGGCGCTGGGTTACGGGCATCATAAACGAGCTGTCAGTATTATTGTGGGGGATTGACGAAGAGAGGGTAAAGTAAGTGTTTGAAAAAATAAAAGCATGGATAAAAAGAAAGCGGGAAACAGCGAGAGAACAGCAGGCGGCAGACAGGTTGATAAAGCATATAGAGCAGGCGTTAGGATTTGAGCTTTACGAGTGGCAGAGGTTATATATAATAACTGGGATATGGCAGCCGCCAGAGGGACGGCTACACGGAAGAACGACAGCATATATATTGCGGCTATTATTAGACCAGAGTAAGCCACTGCTGCTATATGAGTTTTCACAGGTGGCAGCGTATGCGGATAACCCATTTATGGGGCGGCAATATCAGCCAGTACCCATGCAGTATGCAGGCTGGTTTAGGCACGAGATAAGGAGTATATACGAGCAGCTAAGAGCAGCAGGCGTGCCAGTAAGAGAAATGATAACAGAGCAGCAGCGGGTAATATCGTGGTAAAAACGTGGTGTTTACATGGGAAAACAAAAGAGATACAATGGTAGCATGAAATGAGTAGGCGATAGCTTAAGCCATGTGCGGCAGCAGTTGCCTACTCTTTTTCTATTCATTCTTTAGCCTCCACCCAGCGCATGAAACTTAGGGCGCTGGGGAATGAAGAAAGAGAGGGGACAGTATGAAAGCATGGGCTAAGAGTTTTTATTTATCAGCGGCATGGGGAAAAACCAGAGCCGCTTATTTAATGTCACAAGATTATATTTGTGAACGCTGCGGGCAGCCAGCAAAGATAGTGCATCATAAGCGCTGGCTTAACAGAGAGAACATAAACGACATAAGCGTTACGTTGTGCTGGGATAACTTAGAGGCGTTGTGCCAAGACTGCCACAACAAGGAACACCACAAACAGGAGAGGCATAAGCGGTATCAGTTCGACGAGAACGGCGGCATACTCCCCCCATATCAGAAAAATAATTAAAGGGGGCGAATACCGAGGGGGATACCCTAAAATTACCCTACGGGCGTGCGCACGGGTGGTGTAGGGGGTGTGGTGCGGCGCAGGAATGGAAAGCGGGGTAAAGGAATGGCAACAAAGAAAGAGAAAACCAAAGAACAGAGGATAAAGACCGAAAAGACCAGACTTAAGGGAATTTTCAAGGACTTAGACGAAAACAAAAGAAAATTAGTAACGCCGCTGATAGAAAAGGCTGCATTTATGAGCGTTGAGCTGGACGACTTGCAGGCGAAACTTGAAAAAGACGGCTGGACGAGTGAGTACCAGAACGGGCAGAACCAGTGGGGAACAAAGAAAAGCCCAGAGGCAGAAACCTACATAGCGCTTAGTAAGAACTATGCAGCAGTGATTAAGCAGCTTACGGAATTAGTACCAGCTGCGAAACGAAAGACAAGCAGGCTGGCGGCTTTGCGGGAAGAGTAAGCAATATTGCCGCCTTATCGAAATTATATCTATG